GCTGGTATAACCGCCTCGCCTTTATGAAGTAAGGCCAGCCCTGTTTGTGGTACATAACTAATGCCGGCTGCATGTGAAGGGACGCTTGTACCGCCTATACCAAAGCCTGCAGGAGTTTCTACGCCAATGGTTACTCCTTTAGTAGCTGCTGTTACTAATCCCGCTACTACTGCTTTAATAGCAGCGATAATCTTTTTTAATCGTTCAAAACTTTCGCTTATAAAATTCACAAGTTTATCAAAAACACTTTTTACAAATTCCCAAACTGATTTTGTTATATCTTTTATACCTAAGAAATTTGTTGCCCAAGCTACTGCCAATCCTGCTACTGCTGCAACAACTAATCCTACAGGGCTTAATATTGCTGTAATCGCTGTAACTAAAAATCCTAAACCTATTAATACCGGACCGCCTACTGCCAACACTGCACCTATTTTCCCTATATTTTCAATTAATGGCCCATGACTTTCTACCCATTCTTTTATCTTAGGTAAAAGTTCATTTATTTTATTAATAATGTTTGTAATTATGGGCGCAAAGGTCTCGCCAAATACAATAGAAATATTAGAAAGAGAACTTTTTAATTCGTCCATAGCAGCCTTCCCGGTTTCACTCCATTCCTCAAAGGCTTTTTTAGCTGACCCTACATTACCCGCAACACCCTCAACTGTCCCATTTAATGTATTAAAACTGTCATCAGCAAGTGCCATAAACCCGACCATTGCTTCTTTCCTGCCAAATAAATCACCTAAAGAAATACCAGCAGATTCACTATATTTTTGAAGTTCCTCCATAGCACCAACAAAACCTAAATCGGCAATCATTTCAGAAGCGTCTTTGTAGCCTTCTCCAACCCCACGAATTTCTTCACCAATAGCATTAAATGCTTCTGACATATTCGTTGTCGGTTTCATCATAGCTGTAAAAATACCCTCAAGCATTGTTGTTGCTTCAGCGGTACTACCGGCTGTCCGGGTAATTAAAGAAAGAGCTCCGCCCATTTCATTTCCAGTAATTCCCAAATTATGAGCCTGTGTTGATAACCCTCCTATTAACGGTACAAGTTCCGCTACTGATGTTTGCCCTTGCTGTTCAATTCCATATAACAGGTCTGCCGCTTGTGATGTGGTTTCCAGTTCTCCGCCGTAACCTGCCATCATTTTAGTTAAAGCTTTAACCGCATCCGCCTGCTCTAAATGACCTGATTTTGCTAATTGCGATGCTTCTGTTAATAAATTAACGGCTTCTATTGGATCAGTTACACCTGCGGAAATGACCTGATAATAGCCTCCCATTAATTCAGTCATATTCCCAAGTATGGGGTCTATTCCTTTTATTGCTGTTTCAATTTCTCCAAAGGATTGGTCGGTCACTTTGGCCATATCTGTAAGTTTTTCTTCGTAATCAGTAAATGTTTTAAAAGTACCAATAACAGCGGTAGAAATACCCATTCCGATAAGTGATGCGCTCTTCCCAATCGAAGTAATACTTTTACCAAAATTACCGATTTTACTTGCTGCCTGGTTAAGCCCATTTTGAAGGCTACTAATATCTGATGTTATTTTTACTAATAATTCGTACTGTAAATTGTCGCCTATCATCTAATCACCTTTTAAATAGTATCGATATCTATACCGAGATATTTTAAGATCGCTGCCTGAAATGCTAATTTACGCTTATATATTTTAATTGCACCGTCTTTTAGTTTTGCTATATCTGTTAATGGAATGGTCAGGATATCTTTGTAACTCCAGCCGTAAGTATAAGCAAAAAGCTCTACGATATCTTGCCATTCTTTACTGTAAAATTTACGCCTAATATCTCATTTATCTCTTTTATCTTATCCTGCATATCTTTTACCGGGAATGAATCCATAAATGAATCAAGTGTCATATCTACATCTTTATTAAATTTCTTAATAGCATACAGATAGATATTGAAAGTCTGGTCGTAATCCTCTATTTTCTTTTCTTCTTTTTCTTTATTTAACTTTCTTAAATCAAGTGCTGTTAATGATTCAAGTTTGTATTCATTAACCCCTATCTTTACTTTTGCCATAATTCCCTCCTTTCTTATTTATTAATAACTCGCCTCTAAATTGGTAACTGTAATCATTACCGCATAGCCTAAACCCACGTTATATTTAGCTTTTCCATTCACTTTACAGGATAACCTTCCGGGACCATCTACATTAATAGGATAAGCAACGTATCTCATGGATGGTATATCAATCTGGAATTTGTAATAATAACCATCTTCACAACTTGCACCGGTAAAGACTATCTGAAACGCCTGTTCAGTACCTAATATGAACTTGTTATATTCAGTCTTGTCGACAAAGTCGGTTGTAAAGCTGAAGGTGAAAGTCCTGTAGCCGTCACGGTAAAACATTCTCGCCAAGTCACTTTGGTTTAAGCTAAATTTGCGGGCAATCTTGTTATCAAGATTCAAGGTAAAATCTTCTAAATAATCATGGTCATCACCTGCAATTTTGACTTGCGCCTGACTCCAAGTAAATGGATTAGTGACTTCAAGATTAACCGATTCTTTGGTTATTTCCGTTTCTTCTTTGGCAAGTATCCCGGCTGTAGCCTTCAAGATTTTCTCGCTAGTACCAAAACTAAGTGATAGGGTATTAACTACTCCACCTTTATACTGCCATGCCTGATTGTCTGCCTGATCTCTGTAAACTTCAAAGGTGTATGGCGGTAAGGTACATAATGCAGCAAAATCAGCCTGTACCGGAGTAAATACGTGGTCTTTGGTATCGCTAGCGTCACTGGTAACGACTCGTCTAACATCATCTATGCGAATAACACATTCGCCTAAATCGGTGTGCATTTTGATTCCTACTGAAATAACCTCATTATAAGTAGCCATACCGTTTAAGATTGCAGCCCCTGCCCCCTCAGCCGTGATAGAAGCAGTATCCATAGTAAGAGTTTTAGCCTCTACATTGGTAAGAACAACTGTTACAGTATTATTGCTATCAGTCCCCGTAATATAGACTGAATCCCCCGTTACAAACCCGGCGGTAATAAAATTGCCATCAACAGTGGTTATGGTATCATCGCCTTCACCACCATCAACAAAAGCAATATCCGACCTGCTCATATAACCTAAGGCAAGAGTGCATTCTGTCCAAACATTTGCAGTCAAAACAGGAAGGTTTCTGGATTTTAAGGTTGTGCCTTCTGCTCCACCACATTCAGCTACTTCACCGAACATCAAGACTAAATCCCCGGCACCCGTACAGGCTACAGATGATTTAACCCAGAGTTTTATATGTGTATCTGCTGTCATGTCAACCAATGTTACGACTTCAGTAGCCAGAATATCATCACCGGCAACGTCAGCAGTCACTTGTAACTTAACTGAGGCACTACCTTTTTTGTAATCGCCTGAATCAATACCTCCTATAACCCCGCCATCGACCAATTCATTCCAGGCATCCTCACAATCCTCTAATTCTAATTCAGCAGTCCCGGCAGCCGCCGCAGCAGCAGGCGCACCTAATGCACTCCGCAAGATATGACCGATACTTGCCGGGTGTACCTCAAATACAATATCACCACCAAACCTCTTTTCGCCAAGTAAACTAACCGGCTCATCTACTACCGCACGCTGTGACTCTGACATAATTTCTTCTATATCCGGAGTAATCGATTCCCGGATAAATGGAAGGAATACGTCAGCAACCTGTTCATTACCCCAAATTGTCTCTTTTTTTAGGCCAATATGTGACCTGATTCCAGTAGGCACTTAAAACACTTCCTTTTTCTTTTTAGATTTTTTTATCTTAATTTTTATTGGTTTGTCGTTTTTAACTTCTTTAAAGTATCCTGTGCTTAACATTTTCTTAGCTATTAACTCATCATTTACTTCTACTGTCTGTTTTGGTTTATATATCCCAAAATCGGGAAACCAAAGTTCGCTATTATTATTAAACTGTAATTTCATAAGATCACCTTCCTAACTGATTCTCTTTGTATACTTGATAGTTGTTTCGCTGACTCGCAATGTAACGTCCCCTTTTTGAGCATATACATAACGGGTCTGTAAAATCTCAACCATATAAACATAATTACTTAGATAATTCGTTCTCAATGCTGTCATAATTGCACCGGTTAAGTTATAAAGTAGTTTATTATTCGCCAAAGTATCGGCATATTCCACATATAAAAGGATTGGAATATTATATATTTCATCTCTTATTGATTGCCCTGCCATAACCGGAAAGTTTTCATTAAGTAATGGAGGACTTCCAACGCATATCACAGGATACCCAGAATAACTCTCTTGATCTCCAAAGTAAATTCCGACAACACCATCTATTGCAGCGGTTCTTAATGCTGATATAATATTGTCTATTAGTGTAGTAATTGCACTGGTTGCTAAAGCCATTTAAGATTTCCCCCTTATAATCGTAGTAGTTAAATCTCCAAACATTCTTCTAATATTATCTTTTTCTTGCTCTAAGGCCGGTTTCATATATGGATACCTACTTTCTAACGCTGCACCATAATTTACTTGTGGACCTGTTAAGGACATCGGTTTTGTTAATAGACTTCCACCTTGTAGTTGTGTAGATATTGAATTTTTACAACGTCCTGTAAGCACATGAACCAACATCCTACCCCTACCGCCTACCAGTTGCCCTGCTTTTAAGACTGTCTTTTGTGTTTCATTTTCTGCCCTATTCCCCATGAGCCTAAATCGGTTAGCAAGGTCCATACCCTGTAATACTTCGATTGATAAGAATTTAGCCATTAGACAATCCCCATTTTTAGCTCGACTAGTGTATCCCAGATACGCACTTCTAAGACTGCATAAATAATTGACCCATGTACTACCCTGTCACCGACTTGCCATGTTGCAGCACTTGTTAAGCAATAACCGAGATGAGAATATTTAATACTTACATAAGGACTCTGAAAATTAGCGATAGACATAGAGCTTGCCGGATATATCGCCATAGCAAGGCTTGCTACTACATCAGCCCACGCCTCTTGAGAATCACCGGTATTACTCGCTTTCCTTTTTTGTGTTACAGTTTTATCGAGCATGTAGTCGCTTAAGACAGACATATTAATTTTATCCTTTTGTTTTTATAATTATTTGTCTTCTTATGACAATCTTCACAAAGAGTTATACCATTATTGATATTCCATAATTCATCACATTCTAAGGCTTCTTCTAAAGTTGTTATCTCATAATATTGAATAATAGAAGAAAATCTCTTAATATGATGAGCATGTAATTTACCACCCCATTGACCACATTCCTGACAAATAAAATTATCTCTTGTATAGATGTCATCACGCCATTGACGATATTTAAAACTACAACGAATTAGATGTGTTAATGGAGTAATCCCACCTTTCCAATTTGGGCATTTCTCTCCAGTATATTTTCCTTTTAATGAATTACTAATTTTTAGTTTTGTTTTTTTTGAATGATGTTTATTCTTATAATAACCAACATGCCCTTTATTTGCTTTGCTTATTTTTTCTCTTGTTTCTTTTGAAATTATTTTGCCTTTAGCAGACTCACTTAATTTTCTTCTATGTTCTATTGAAAATGGAATTCTTTTCTTCCCTTTCTTTACTGCACTCATTCTCTCTTTGGTTTCTTTTGAATGGTAATGCCCTAATCTATTTTTATTACCTATTGCAACTTCACTCATTTTTATTTTTGTCTCTTCTGAAACGTGTCTACCTTTTAGAGCCTTACTAATTTTATCTTTAGTTTCTTCTGAATGATGATACATTCCTTTTATCATATTATCTCCAACCGATTTTTTTCCAACGTTTCAATCTACCCTCAAATGAATTAAATACTGTCGTTGGTTTACTGTAAGTCACACTATGCGGCCCCAATTTTTCAGATATAATATTATTCGTGCCTGACCAGGCAATCATCTCATCTACAAGCGATAATAATTTTTGCGGTATATTCAGCTCATAGATAGTGACATAATCTAAATCCTCATCTGATTCCTCATCAATTAATGTTGAATTAACAGTTACCGAATTGTCACCGACCTCAGATACCTTATACACGCCGTCATTTAATCGAGTGCCTACTATCCGGATATACTGGTCAACCCTAACATCAAGTGCATAGTCGGTAAACTCATAACTATCATCAGCAAGGGTTATTGTACTTGCACCTTCAACGGAAACAATATCAACAAAGACATGAGGCGCATAAGTATATACAAAATAGTTATTTAAGTATGCAAGCACTTCTCCTATTTCTAATGCCATAATGGATCACTACCTTTTCCAGTTCTTTTTTAATAGCCAGGTAAATACCCTTGCTGTCGTAGTCTGTTGTGCGTCTGCTACAATTTTGACAAAGCGATAACCTTTTAATCCCACTAAATCATCGCTTGAAACAGCAAACCCTCCGGTGGCTGCTGCGATAGTTAGGGCTGCTGCTGCTTTCGATTCAAGCGGTACATAAGTCCCTGCCAATGCTGAACTCACCGTAAAGGTTAGGTTGGCACTAATTAATGTTGGTATAATCAACCCTAATATTTCAGCATCTTCTAAATCGACAGCATCTGAAGTCAAACCATCGATAGCAATTGTGCATTGTTTATAATCTGCCATAATTTACATCTCCTTAATAGGAATTTTAAAACTTACTTTTGCATCTCTCATTGATTTTGGCTGGGAATAACCTTTTATATTTGGTGTAGCCGGTTTCTCTTTTTGCCCTACAAACCTAACTTGCGGGTGGTATCTTTTGACGGCCTGAACCTCTGTTTTGTCTATCAATGCTTCGCCATTACCATCAAACTTTACAAAGTATTCGCCAGTTTCGGGGTTGTATAATCTACCATGACCAAAAATCTTGATATTCTTAACCTCTTTTTTTTCTTCTTTATCAGTCATTAGTTTTTATCCTCCTTAACTTTTACTAAAATCAATAACTTTTTTACCATCATCAGGCACTTCCGGACAGTTATAAAACCGCTTGATGAATTGCCTATCATTATTACTAAACCCTCTAAATCGTTTAAAGTTTTCAGCCATTTTGCGGTAATCATCATCGGTCAAGATAACTTCCAGACCTGCCTTTTCAATCTTTTCAACTATCGGGTCAATCTCCAACATTTCCGGGCCATTCAAGCCTAAACTTTGATGGGTTATCACATTGATTAAGGCATCTTTGAACTGATAAGTCATCAGTTTAAAACCACCCTGTTGATTCCTGACTGAAAAGGTATAATTTTCCAGACTAAGTTTTCGCATGATTTCCTCCTTTTTTATTTCTTTTCTTCTATATCTATTTCTTGACATTCAAGAACACGTTTAACTAATTCAACTTCTTCTCTACCACAACCTGTAAATGTATCAATTGCCATTTTGATTTTGTTATATTCTGCTTCTTCTAATATGATTTCTTTCCCGGCTTTGAGTATTTTCTCGGCTAATATGTTCTGCTCTAATAATTTCGTTCCCGCTAATTGCAATCTTCTATCAAACATCATAAAGATAAGTGAGTCTTTGGTGAAATATTCAACATCTTTAAATCCTTCATTTGTCCTTATTTTGTTGACATAATTTTCTAAGTTCAATTTACGCATTTACTTTTTCCTCCTTTCTTAAAGTATTCGGGGATAGGATATATACACCCCATCCCCGAAGCATATTATCTTTTAGTCTCCACCGTTTATAGCGGTAGTTATAAACATATAATATGTAGTACCATTGACTTTTACTTTTAATAGACCATCTGCTTTTGTTACTGTAAGATCTGCAAGGTAAAATACATCGTTTGCTCCAGCAGCAACACCATTAAGACTAAACAAGCAACCATTATCATCAAAGACAGTAGACGCTGCATCGTTCACACTCATGTAAATTAGACTTGTTTGTGTTCCGGTAACTCCTGAAGCACCCATATTCAACTCAATTTCCAATGGTGCATAAGTACCGCTTGAAGTTCCAGCCGACATAGTCATTTCAGCACATAGAGCAGAACCTAATCCTGTAGTTCTACCCGAAGCACCATAGGTAACTTCTGCTTTAAAGGCATTAGACCAGCCGCCTAAAGCTACATTCGTTGTCATAAAAGCTCTAACACGTCCACCAGTTTGACCTATACCGGTTAATGTAGTATGGAATAATACAGGTTCATAACTAGTGGCAGAAACAGATGCACAAGTAGTATAAATTGCTATAACCTTATCAGTATATGCACATACTCTGGGGCTTCCCGATATTCCGAAGATACTTTTTATATCTTCTCTTAGTCTAGGATTTCGTAAATCGTTAAAATCCATTTACAGCACCCCCTAAGATGTTGCTAGGCCGGTCATTGTGATATGCATCCATTCCGGACCATAATCGAGGCCTAACATTCCAAACATTTGACCTTTTTCTGCAGCTCCGACCTTAGCAAGTTCCTCATAGAATAATGCGGGTTTGCCTGGTATATTACAAAATACAGGATAGCAGACCGATAAATCAGCTATTAAAATAGTTGAGGCGGTCAAATGAGGTTCTAAAACAATACCCATCACACCGAAGTCAGTTTCAATGGTTTTAATATTCAATCCACCGTAATTTCTATCTTCCGGAGCATAACCATAGATGTCTGAAAATTTAGTCTTATTGAATGCACCACAGAAAATAACCGGTCTCATAAATTTTGCACCGTTATTCCAGCCATCAATTAAGGCAGCATTAAATAGTGCTTTGGTCAGGGTTGCACCGCCCTCAGCAGTTGTATTGGAAACTGCAGCGGTAACAATTCCACGAGTTGCGAATAAATCAGTATTAGCTGTATAGTTAACCCAAGTGCCTTCTAGAAAAGCATAATCTACATCACGAGCCATTTCCTGTAAGGTTGCCATAATCTGGAAGTCTTTTTCATTAGCTACACTATTTTTTTCGCCGGCAATATTAAGCCCTGATAACATTCCCATAGTCGCTGATTTGACGTAAGACAATTCAACGCTTTCCTGGAATATCTGAACGATATTTGTATCCTGGCCTCTAGTAAATTTGTTCGATTCAGGCGGCCCGGCTGCTGCTGTAGCTTCAGCTATACCTGTAGCAGAGGGTGCATTTAGTGCATATTCACTTCCAGTAACAAAATTTAAAGACCTTGAAACTTTTGCGCCATTTATACCTCCAATCATGGATAAAAATGGTGTCTGCTCTCTTGAAGCAGTGAATAACTCACCTGAATAATTTAGTAAATCAGTAAGATAAGCTGGTGTAGTCATTATTTAAAACATCTCCTTATATATTATTTATTTTTTATTTTGTGACAGTTCTGATATTTGTCTTTTAAGGGATACAACTGTCAAAATATTCCCTTTCCCTTCGGCCATCTTCTTCTGTTCCTCTTTTAATTGGGTTTCTAAGTTAGCCGGCTGTGCAGTACCTTTTTCACTTTCCGGTATATGTCCGGGTGAACCGACAATCTTATCTTCACCAAATAAATAGGCATCAGATTCTTTTAATGCTTTCAGTTGGTCGGAAAGTCCGGTTATCCCTTTATCGTCAACCGTGATCTTATCCATGTCCAGCAGTGCCGAAATAGCTTTGATATTCTTGCCTTGCTCGTCTTTGATGGCGTTTTGGATGGCAAAACTTTTGTCTTTTGCTTTAATAGTTGCCTGATAATCAAGGTCTTTCTTTTCATTGTCAGCCCTCAATTTTGATATTTCGTTCTCTAGCTCTTCATTGCCTTTTGCCTTCTTCTCTAAATCCTTCAACTGCTTTTTATAATCATCAAGCTGTTCTTTCTGCTGTTTAACTTCTTCAAGTTTGGAATTGAACTTATCAATCGGGATATACTTTCCTTCATCTAATTTTATTAGCTTTACATCACCAACTTTAGCTTTGACCTCATCTGTGTAAAGGTCACCTAGTAATTCTTTCAATACATTTGACATATTATTAATCTCCTTCGATTAGTTTTTTTAGAGTAGGTTACCTTCCTACCACTCGAAAATGCTTCGTTTTTAGCCTGAACTTTTAGCGGCCGTTATAAACAAAAAAAAGAGCGCCACCAACTAAGAAAGTTAATTCTTAATTGAATGGCGCTCTAAGGCGCTCTAAAAAACTATATTCAATTTTGTTTAGTTAACACACTCTACCCTATTACTTATTATACCATAGATTTAATATAGCTGTCAATTACCCTCATCACCAAGTAGCTTCTCATCTATCTTAAACGATATCCCGACTTGCCCATTCTTTGTAGACATGGTAAGCGTGCCGACATATTTACCCTTGTAATAATAATGGGTATCGTCAGGGTCAAGTGCAGATGTAATCGCCTTGACATCACAATCATAATATACGATTTGTTTAGGATATTTAGGGTCGAGGATAGCCATGTTAGTATTATACACTATTTACTTTAAGATGGGAAGTATTTTTGCTCAATATCCCACGTTAAACTACTTCCATACATATTTTCTACTTCCCTAAACATCTTTTCAAATGCACTACCCCTCATAAGAAGGGTGATGACGTCATTATATAATTTTATTATATTGTCGTCCTTATGTTCTAATACTCTCCCTTGATATCCTGTTTTGCCATTATAATCTACTTTATGCCCTTCTATAAACTTTATCGCTTCTTCTACTTTCATATTCTCCCCCCCTATTATATTATACATCAAAGATTTAACGGATTCAAGTAAGCCAGCCTATTCTTTTCCCGCCACTCATCGAATGTCATATTTTCATCTACTTCCACCCACTCATCACCGACTTTAGCGGCTTTCGTGCCTTTATGACTTTGACCCATTTCAGGGATAGTATCACAACGACAACGGGGATGCATTACTGGAAAATTAACCCCTTCTATAGCCTCTGATAACTTAAATACCTGCCCGTCTAAACCTGCACATATATCACAGGTGTTTTCTTCCATTGCCGCAGTATATTGATACATTTCTATATCAGCTTCTTTGTACCCGTCTAAATGAGCCTGATTCATAAAGTGGCTCGTTTCGGTCTTGACTAACACGCCAGCCTGCCGATACGATACATCCATTTTACCAGCTAAGTTCTTGATCATCTTATCGTATGGCTGCCCCTGTACTAGTCCCTGTGTCATGGTCTGCTTCAGGTTACGGTATAGCTTGTCTTTATTATCCCATAAGCGGTCTGAAAAGCCTGCACCACTCCAGGGATAGGCTAATATTTTGGCTAAGGCATTGCTGTTTAACGGGGTAAAATTAAACTCCATGCCACCCTTGCCTAAATCGAATATGCTGTTGTAAAACTCGTCTTGATAGGTATTACCAAATAGCACCTTCATCTGTTTATTCTGCTTAAAGAATAGGTCAGTCAGCTTCGGGTCAATATTAGTCATCACTTGCTTTACATAGGCTGCCTTGTATGTACCCTTGCCCGTTTTCATATACTTGGCGTATATCGAGGCCATCTCTTTCTGCAGATGGTTATAATTGGTGACATAGGCCTTGCGTATCGCTTTAGATACATTATCGGCATCACGCCAGTATTTAGTTGACCGCAGCATAACTCTCTTTTGCCAATAACTATTAAAGATAATTTGATTCATTTGTTGTCCTTTTCGTATTTATATAAATAATTTATTGCCCGCATTATTAATTTTGGATTATCATCAAAGAACCCTATACCACCATTACATTTAGAACAAAGCAAGCCCCTTATTTTTCCAGTTTTATGGTCGTGATCAACAAATGCTTTAGATAAATTAATAAAAGGCTTCTCGCATATTTTACATTTTCCATCTTGACCTTCCCACATTGCTAACCAATCTTCGTGAGATAGACCATATTTACATTTTAATTTTGATTCTCTCTGACCATTCTTATGCTTCTCTGGATTATCTTTTGCCCATTGGTTAAACCGTTTATTTATCTTTTCTTTATTGTCTTTATAATATTGTTTTCCCCATTCTGTTCTATTTCTTGGGTTATCTTTTTCCCATTGTTTCTGATATTCTTTTACCTTATCAGGGTTATTTTCCCTCCATTTTTTATCTATTTTTTTTGCTTTTTCTGGATTATCCTTTTTCCATCGTTTGGTTTGTTTATTCATCTTTTCTTTATTGTCAAAATAATATTGCTTCATATATTCTTTTCTATCAAACCCCATTCAACACCCTCATATACTCCATAATAAATTCCGGGTTATCCCGGATAAAACAAGTTAGACCCGTGTTTAAACTGATAACTGTATCCTCAACATCTTTCCTAATATCATCATCTTGTGATATGCTCATTTTCCAAAAAATACCGTGTAGTGCTTCATGGAACAATGATTCTAATTGCTTTTCATAAGGCATTGCACTATCTATTTCTATGGTTAGTTTTTCGTGTATTATTTGCCCGCATAACACATTATTTGACTCATCAAGCACTGGGTTTTTATACACTACATCAAAATTTAAAGATACAATCCTCAACTTTCTAAATCGTTTCTGCTTCTCTTTTTGTTTCATAATCACCCCTTAAATATAAAAAATATTATCGACATCGCAAATATGCCGATATAGCCGATTATCAGTTGCCAGAACATCTATTCTTCATCACCTTGATTTTGGTTGTTATTATTATCATTATTTTGATTATTAAAGTTAGGGTTCCCGTCTCTTACACTCTCGCCGTAAGCGTCTATCTCGGCCTTTTCTTCTTTCTCCATCTGCTCTATTTCAGCTTTAGCGTCCTCTACAAATGGGTTGTTAGCGACTGCAGTAGCCTTGCTCATAAACGGTGCCATTAATACAACATTCTCGCATAGCTCTTTGGTGTTATAGATAGTCGACTTATTTATGACAAAGCCAAAGTCCTTATAGTCATAGCCCAGCTTATTAACCCGGTTAACATACTCACAAACAAACCAGGTCAAATCTTCAAAGGCTTTCTTGAGCTTTCTAATAAGTGTATTGGCCTTCATATCTATCCCTGTAAATAATATCTTCAACGCTACACCGCTTGTATTATCGACTAATTTATTAAGGTCAACACCCTGCCCGATAGAGTAAATCTTGTTATCTAATAGTTCTAACATCACCTTGCGGGCCTCGACTGGTATTTCCAGCCGTTCAGGCTCAGCCCCTGCATGCTCGTCAGCATCAAGTTTAATGGCTTTAAAAGTGATTAAATTTTTAGTAAACTCGGACAGTTCAGTTCCTTCATAGCCTTTTAATACCCAAATAGCGGTCTGAATATCCTTAATGTCATTTAGAAAACCGGATGTTACAACATCATAAGCGTCAATATACCGCTTAATCGGTTCTAAATCTGTGGTTACTTTTGAATTATTGTAGAGCAATATAAACGGCACTTTACCCCAGCCTAAACCAGATTTCTTGTTTTTATTAGTCGTGTTATAGGTTAAGAAATGGGGAGCCGGGTTCGGGTTATAATTCACATCAATTTCATAATCGCCTTTTTCATTCTGCAGGTAATAGGTGACATCAACAGCGGTCCACCACTCCGCAGCGTAACGGGTCTCGGCTTCCTTAGAATTTTTGTTGAAAACCTGTACTTCATAATAGCGAATCACTTGGTTTATCTGCTTTTCGTGGTTGGTGTCATAGATGGGGATAATCTGCTCACTTGGTACAATCTCATACTTAAACAGGCCCTCGGTGTCGATAAAGCAATGCACGGTTTCCCATGCCTTGTTACTCGCCCCGACTATCCAGTCATTCACGGTGTCCTCAAAGTTCTCGCCCAGCACTTCATTGATGTTTTCGGTCATCTCATCTTTTACCGTTTCGGCTTTGGTTTTGTCTTTGACCTCTAACACAACAGGATTACCGACAATATACGAGGCCTTTTGGTCAACTAATAGCTTTTGAAAGTTGTTGGTTACATGCCGATTGCTTTTCATGGTGTCGATATATTCTACGCTGTCAACCGTGTATTTACGGAAGTCCTCATCTAATATATCAGGCTCATTACCGTAATAGTCGACCCCTTCAGCCATTTTGGCCTTGACGGGACTTTCAAGGTCAGCCTCGATTAAATTCTTTAACACTTCCTCCTTAGTAAAAGCACCTGATTCTATTTTCTGAAGGGACTCGTTAATCATATAAACAACACTTCCTTTAATTTACTTTAAAAAACTAATCGCCGGACGACATACATCTTCTTTTAGCCCTGTTACTGTATCTGGTCCATCGTCATGCAAATTGTCTCCCGCTTTCATATAACTTGTAAGGTTAATCATAAAGCGGTCATATTCCGAACCTGCCTTGTAATCACTTCTAAACACAAAGTACTCTTTTATATATGCAGCGGCCATGAGTATGCGGGTTTCCTTATTCCTTGTCGTCACCTTTGTTTTGACTAAGCATCTTGAACCCTCGTCAGTCAGTATCCGCTTAACGCCCCTCGCAAAAGACTTGCCCCCGAAATTGCTTTCAATCGTGGTTACCTCAACGTGCCAGTCGATTAACTGCTGTGCCAGTTTAGGCTCGGTGATCTCCGTTCCTTCCTGCGTAAATATCACATCAACAATATAAACCCTATCGCCATATATAAAGGCAACTACAGAGCAAAAGTAGTCAGTTCCCTCGTCTGCCGTGTCTACCCTGCCTCGTATACCGTCAGGTGGCTTAACTGCCCCCGTTTCTTTGTTGGCCAGCAACTCATCTATGCTAAACCGCTTCAACTGCTCTATCGGTAACAATATCCCTTCGGCCTCAATGGGGTTCTGCTGCCATTCGGCTTGCCAAATCATCTCGTCAGTCATGGCCTTCATTTCAAGCAGTTCTTTGGCAGTCTTTACATCATCGCAAAAACTATTGCCGTTCTCATCAAGCGCCGGGATAACGATTTTCTTACCGCCATTGGCCTCGTCAAAAAAGCCCTGTGCTTCTAACCGGCCGAATATATCCCGCCTGCTCCACCTAGTATTAATAAATATTTCCGGACAACCGCTTTCCAGCCTTGACTTGTGAGTCGAGGTATACCATTTCCATTTTTTCTCTAATACTGGCTCGCTTAATGCTTCGTCTACATTCTTAATCGAATCATCTATTATAGCTGCCAGATTACAGCCCTTGCCGAGTATCGTACCGCCTACACCAGCACAGAAATAGGAGTTTTTATCGGCTGTTGTTACTGCCCAGTTATCGATGCGGTGCTTATCTTTGCTTAATATCATATTCGGGAATATCTGCTTATATTTGTCACTACCGGCAATCCAACCCCTGATATCATAACTAAAATCTTCGGCAAGCGTGGCCGAACAGCTGTTACGCATAATACAGCCAGTCGGTTTATTGCCTAACTCCCATGCACACCACAAAGAAATAATATAGCTTTTCCCGGTCCGTGGCGGATCACAAATGCCCAAGTGCTTTATCTTGCCATCGGATATTTCTTGCAATGCTTCGGCTTGTGGCTTTAATATCTTCTGCCGCCTGGTGAAAAATGGCCTGTCCATGTGTAGACAGAAACGCCAAAAAATTCGCCTGCATAAAACTATATAGGCACGGTCACGAATATAATCAATCTCATTTTTCTGCATTAGCTTTTATGCTCAATTTAGCTAATTTCTGTAAATCTTTTATATCTAACTGTGCTAATTTCTTATCGAGTTCGCTGTTGACTTCGAGTGAACCTTTGACATTTAAGTCAATATCTTTCTTTTCGGTGGGGTATTTATTTTTTAGCTTATAGGCCATATCAAGGTATTTATGACGTGTTGGGTAATCTTCAACGTCTATAAATTCAACATTTTTTGAGGTTGCGTCTGGCAAGTCTGGGGAATTAGGCTGTGCTTCTTTTGGCTTCATAGGAATAACAGATACAACCTTAGTGGCTTCAAGCCCTTCGTTAAGTTTTTGGTTAAGATAGGCATCAGTCGTTCCCATCATCTCTAAAATCTCTGAAATGGATAAGTCAACTTTTGTCAACATACGATATCCTAATTCCTTAGCTGATTCTCTTGTACAATTAGAGTTTATCGATAGATAGGCTTCAGTTGCATTGCCACTATTATCTATATATGCTTTTATAAATTTGCGTTCTCTAAGTGTCCGCTTGATACTCAATTATTTCACCTCAAAAAAAATAGCCACCTAACAGGCTTTCGCCTATCAAATGGCTCTCTAGGAACTCTACGTTTATTCAATTTTTAAATTTGCTTAATATTGCTGGATTCGAACCCAACATTTCCTTTGGCCAAGGCGTTTTACCTTAAACTAAATATTAAGCAAATATTATATTTTTAAAAACACTCCTATATTAATTATATCACACTTTATATTATCGTGTCAAAAATATCTATACGCTCCATGATATCCATGTCATCTTCTAATAGCGGTATATACCCACAACGCCGTGATCCCCATTGCTGCAGTCTATGCCGCTTAAAGTATCGGTTATTGACTTTGGTATTATATCGCCTCTTTCGCTTTAATTCTTTCGAGTATTCGTTTTCTATTGCCACTTGATAGCCCCCTTTCATAAAATAAACACTTATGTCACTTATTAGAAATGATATTCTGGCTATCAAGTAGCTCTACAAATACTTAGTTATATTTATTTAAGGCTATCGAGTGGCTCTATATTTTCTACCCATGCCTTTAGATTTATCTTTTTTAGTCTCCTGACAATTGTAATTGTTTCATAATCATATTCTTTGTCTAAACTTACATTTTTCTCATAATTGTATTTTACGATTTCACTCCCTTTCATGACCCTAAGCTGTTGTAGTAAGAATTGTTTATCAACATCATTAAATTCATTTATAATTTCTTTATCATTTGCCTTTGGCATCATTCCCCTCCTTTATTTCTATCCAACATTTCATATCCCCTATACATATTTCCTTTTCTCCACTAATAACAGCATATAACTTTCCATCTATATATTCTAATCCATCACAATAATATATCTTTACTTTCTCGCCCTTTTTACGTTTGACTAATCTAATATCTCTCGGTTTATTTAATAAATTCATTCCTTCACCCTCACTATCACCTTTTCCTCTATCTCGCAGGTGATTTCAATAAAATTCTTACACTTCGGACACTTGGTCACTATTACCTTTGGCTTGCCGTATATGTCAAAGCCGGGTGACCCTGCAAAAAATTTATGATTGCAGGGTCGCCCGTCCTTCATAGTTCCAACACATCTAACTTCAATCTCGTTATCTTTTATAATATCACCTCCTGCGTGATTAGTCACTTACTTACTCACCATATCATCTAACCTAAAATCGGTCAGCATACTTCTCGGTATGCCCTCTGCCCTGCCGATTGCCCTTTTAATTCTCATCTTGTCCTCGATGGCCTCCCTTGCAAATTTCTGATTGGAATTATCATCTAAAAAATTATTGATATACTCAAGTAGGTTTCGGGCGGTCCTTGTGGGTACATTTAGAGTAATCATCACCTTAACCCCCTTTATTTAATGTTTGTTCATGTTAACGCAAACTCTAACTGCCAATGGCTCAAATCGGTCACCTCCCCTCTATCTTATCTATCGCTTCGCTCAAATCTTCTAAACACTTCACTAATATATATTGTCCACCTTTAGCCCATATATCACCCTGAAATGCTAATTGGTTGACACTCTGTTTACCGCCCGGTCGCTTACACTCAATATATAACGTCCTGCCATTCTTAATGGCTATAATATCAGGAATACCTTTATAAGCTCCAAGCCCTTGCAAAATAGGAAAATGGAAATATCCTTTAAGTGATAGATAATCTTTCACCTGACACTTGATATCATTCTCGGTTATCTTTAGCTTTGCCTGCTTCGTCGGGGTTCGCCTCCTTTAGGTATTTTTGTATTCAATATAGATTTTTGTTTTCTCGTCATTGGTTAAATCGTCCCAAAATTCTTCATAATGTTGATTTCTTAATGGCATACAAAGATGTTCGCCTCCCTTAATAATAGTGCTTTTTTGTCTAAAGCTCATTCTTCCCCACCATATATCTATATCTCTCTCTGATAGCTTCAATTTTTCTACTATCTCCTTATACGCCTTTAGCTCTACATTCTCCACTTTTAACGCCTCGCCTTGTTGGAGTAGGGCGATAACCCCTTTAGCTTCCATTATTAATTTCTTACAACCCTCTTTATCAAACGCATCTTCTGTTCGTTCTCTGAAATCTGCTATATGTTTAGAAACAAACTTTATCGCCTCTTTAGTATTCATCTCTTTACTGTCCATCGCTTTCCACCTCCTCCCCCGCCAACTCCCGCTGAAGCAGTATCGCCTCGTCATCATCTACGGTATTGTTGAGCAGGGCTTCGTATCTATCATCCTTATTCTCAAACTTTACCAACCACCTTTCCATTATTTTATAAAATTCTTCTTCCTCAAATATGGCTTCCTCTTGACTTATTATTTTATGGTCTTTGGATTTTGCAAAACATATATAGACAGTTTTGTCTTTTTCGCTACGATTAAGCACTAATATTTTTTCGTTATTATTCATCTTCCCCTCCCTATATAATTAGTAACAACGCCCATCGCATCTTCTAATCCCCTGATGCGGGTGTCCATGTTAATTGTGGCTACAAAGCTAAATATCACCATCAGCACCAGCACGATGATGATGGCTCGTTGGGTGCGGTTCAGTGCGGTCATGTTATTCACTTTTTTTACCTCCTTTAATTGTCCAATCTGGACATTTATTGTATGAACCTTTTGGTAAAGTTATGACGCAAAATTTAGGATTATTACAGAAATTAATATAATTTGCTTTCTCAAACCATTTACAATTTCTACAATCATCACTTTCAATTTTCACCTTATCCTCCTTTCGCCGTTTCCGGCATATTAAATCCGCCTTTTAGCTGATCCATGATTTTCCTTGCTTCAGCTTTATTTTTTTCTATATCCTCTTTAGTTAATTCAGGCTCCGGCTTGAAGATATATCTTTCCGGTGTTTCGCTTAACATTTCAAACACATCGGCAGGCCGGGGGAAGTATTTACACTTCCGCAGGCAGCTTTTAGTGATGGCTGCCACCTGGCTATCCGGGATTTCCTGGAATAGTTCAAAGTAGGTTTCTATCACATAAGGGTTCAGCGACTTCTCATATACTTCAGAAAATGTTTTTATCATAAGTGTGAAGTTTTTACGGTTCATCTATTTGCCTCCTATTATTTTCATTATCTCTTCTTCACTCATGGGTTTGTTTTTCTTTTTTGGTCTATCATCATCAAAAGTTCTTTTTATCCAGTCAATAACCCATTTACGGCATACCTTTTTAATTCGGGTAGGATCATCCATTAACCATTCACGCATAGTGGCAAGTTGTATTTTAACGTTACAGCCGGGATTAAACTTCTCCCAATTAACTATATCCTCATCAGTTATACCTTCCCATTTATTAGTTAATAGATTAAATTTTATCTTGCTGCTTGTTGGTTTTTT